GTTTCGTTTCGTTGTCTTCCCGGTGCCGCTGCGTCTCGAAGGATTCCTGCATCTGCGCGATCTGCATCTTTCCGCCCATCTCTGCCGCTTTCTCGGCCTGCTTCCCTTGGATGATCTGATGCGCTTGCGCGACTTGCCCTTGTAGTTGCTTGATTTGCGCGTCCTTTGGATCGAACTGTCCGCCTTGCGCTTGTGCGGCGAGCATCTGCTGCACGGGCGGCGCAAGCATAACCTTTGCGCGCTCCGCGAGTTCCAGATGTCCTGGCCCGTCTTGGTATTTGAAAAACAGATCGCCAAACGTGCTCAAGCCGTATTGCGGATCTTTACCGATGATCTCGCCGAGCGTCGTCTCGAGTTCCTGTCGCCGCGTGTCGTAATTGCGCGTGACTTTGATCGCGACGTTGAAGTTCGCATCCGGCGTGAGTTTCGCGCCGCCGTGAATCTGCATTCCTTGCGGCGTCGGCGGCGAAGGTTGCCCCTGCGGATGATTGATCACCCAGGTTTCATTCTGATTCGCGCCCGTCATGATCCGCACCAGTCGTCCTGGGCGGGCGCCGTAGATCGGATAGAGCAGGTTGTTGACGATCTGCCCTTCATAGCGGAGCGATCGAATCAGATTGTCGAGGAAGTTGCTCGTGCTCCGCTGCGAGTTCTGCGTGAGCGCGGTAATCGCCTTGCCGCTGCGCGTGACGGGATCAATATCGCCGAGCGCCGCGGCCGGGACCGCCGTCGTCTTCTCGGTGAACTGCATGAACAACGCGATCGACTGCGAGATCGGGAGCAGGTTCGGATCGACTGCGGGCCGATGCGGCTCTTTGAGTTGGCGCCCTTGATCGTCGTAGGTGCGCGCGGGCAGATAGGGCAGGGCGCGCGTGTTCGCGACTTTATACCACTCCTCGTAACCGTCGATCGCTTCAGGATCAACCTGCAACGGCGGAATCGGCGTGAGGCCCACGGTCTCCACGAGTTTGGAGACCATGTAGTTCGTGCCCATCTGCGCGCCACGCGCGGGCGCGACCATGCCTTCGATTTTGCGCTCGTGATTGTAGGGCTGCAATTCTTCGCCGAGCACTTTCACGATCGGGAGATCAGGACCGTTCCACTGGTCTTTCTGGAGTTCGTTGATCCCGTCGATCGTCGCTTTCTTCACGACTTGTTCGATGACGAATCGCGTGTTCACGATCGCCTGATCCGGTAGCGCCGCGAGATCCTCCGGGCTCGCATCGTCGGCGGCGCGCGGATGATCGTTCTGGAGCTCGTTCATCCACGCGTAGGTGCCGTCTTTCAGAATCGCGAGTTCGCGCGTGTCTGATTCCAGATACCAGTAGTCCGTGACGCGGACCGCGCGCGTGGCTTTCGTCGCCTCGTCGCCTGTGGTATCCGTCGCGCCGCGAAACCAGTCGGGATAGTCATCATGAATCGCGTGCCACGCCTCGTCGCTCGGATCGGTGCCGAGCTGCTGAATCAACGGATTCGCGGAGCCATCGGCGAGCTTGGGATACTCCTCGCAGTATTTGTCCCACAGCATATCGACGCCGACAAATGCCCAGCGCGCATCAGAGCCATCAGGCTCGGTATGCGACGGGTCCATCAGCACGGCCGCTTGATTGAAGATCCGGTGGATGTAGACCTCTTGGTCGAAGGTTTTCCCAGGCAGAAACCGCGTCATGACCTGGTAGTAGCCTCGTCCGGCGATCACCGCGCGTGAATACGCCCACGTCCGCGCATCGGCCGCGGACGATTGCCGCTGAATGCGCCGCGCCAACCCTTCGCGCAATTTAATTTCGGCATCGTCCGGCGTGACGCCGAGATCGCCGAAGTCATCGGCGGCGATGATCTCAATGCCGAGATCGCTCTGGCGTTCTTCGTTGAGCACTTGCCGCACGGGCTCGCGCAGATTGTTGATGACCAGCGTCGGCCGCGCGGGGACGGCGGGCATCCCGTTCGTCGGCTGCTGGCCCTGACGGAGCAACTTGATGTCGGCCGGCCATTGATCGCCGGCATAGAAGGCGAGATCGTTCGCTTCACGGTCGCGCTGCTTCGTGTCGGCTTCATCCGCCAACTTGAAGCGGGCACGCGCGGTCCGCATGAACTCGCTGTCGCCGATCTTCGCGGTATCGTCAGGCATTCACCGGCCGCAATCGTTTGAGCGCGATTTTCTGGTCATCGGTCAGATGAATCGTGTCGGCCGCTTGCGCGATCCGTGCGGCGCCGTTCACGAGGACCACGGTGCGTCCGCACACGGGACAGACGGAGAGCGGCGGCACGGAGGTAATCGGCATCGTGACCGTGTTGCTGCACGCGGGGCAAATCATCGGCCCTTGCCCATCGCGGCCCGCTGGCCGAAATGATTCTTGCCCTTCGCGGCATATTCCGTTTTGCCTTTCTTCGCCGCGCGCTTCTCACTCAGCATGATGGCCACCGCCTGATCCTGTGATTTCACTTTCTTGCCCGAGCCGCCAGACTTCAGCGTGCCGGCCTTCCATTTCGACATCACCTCATTCCACGGCATAGCAACTCCTAACTCGCCAGCCAGCTTTCAGGGTCTCGATAGCGCTGGCGCTGTTCATCACTCACGAACTCACGATGGCGCGCGATGCCTGTCTGACGCACCGAGCAGAAATTTAGGACGAGATTTTCGAGACAGCGCATCCAGCCATCGAGCCATTCATCGTGTTCAGGTTGCCGCACGCGCTTGTTCGCGACCGACACCAGATTCTTGCTCCAGACGTAGGAACCTTCGAGTGAATCAATCAGCGACTTGCTCTGCTTCGTGACGGTGGGCGTCACGGTCAACCAGCGCGTCGGATCATTGGCAATCGCGAGCCCGTGATATTGCCGCATCATCGTCGCGAGACTCTGGATCACGGCCTCACGGACATCGGGCGCATTCGCGTTCGCTTTGAAGCGCGGTTTGTAACCGAGGTTTCGCAGAATATCCAGCGACGTGAAGCGCGCGTCGAAGTCTTGCGCGTTCGGCGGCGGATCGGAGCACAGCTTGATGTCAGACGGATTGGGGTCGAACCATTCGAGCCGATAGCGGTTGACGATCGGGAGGAAGTCTTCGAGAAACATCCGCTTGCCCAGAATGCCGCCCAGCAATTCCAGTCCGCCGGTCTGTGACAGCTGCGCCGCGATCCAGACGGGATGAATCGCTTCGAGAAAGAGCCCACCGCGATATTTCGCGACGGAGACGTGTAGCGCGCGATCGAACACTTTGTCGTAAACCGGCGTGCCGACCACATTTGAGCCGCGCAAGCCAAGAATCAGGCTCTTGTATTTCGCGTGCGTCGATGGGTAGAGGGCCTCCAATTCGGAGATTTTGCCTTCCGGTAAATTGTGGGCATTTTGATAAAGGCTGATCCGGTAATACCTTCGATGCGGAAACGGATTTTCCTCAGGGAATTGATCCGCGAGATAGTGATCTTCCCCAGGCGGATTAGGAGAGAAAATCAGTTGATGCGGATACCCAGGTTGGCGCGTGGCGAAGCGCAACTCTTCTGAAATCTGCTGGGGTGTTTCTTCGGTCTGGTCGTTCGCCGCAGATGCTACGCCGAGGCCGCGCACCTTCGAAAGCGCCTCCACAATGCTCTGGCTTTTTAAGCCGTAGCAGTAGACCTTCGAGCGCAGACCGCCGACTTCTGGAAAGAGATAGCAGCTCGCGTCGGCGTCCCATTCCAGCGTGACGCCTTGGTCAAGACCGACGACGCGGACGAATTCGGGGCGAATTTTCGTGCGGGTCTCTTCGTTCGAAAAACGATTAAACAGCCATTCAATGCCAGGATATTTTGTGCAGGATCGGCCGATCTTCGCGCTCACGCACCACGTTTTTCCAGAAAACCGAGCGCCTTCAACGTCTAATTCCGGCGTCTCGTCCGCCATCACTTCTGCGTGAACACCTCTAAAATCAAGCGGCTCCAAGACGCACCTCCGCCCGCTTTTTGCGCTTCCACAGCTTCAGTGCCTCTTGGCATTTCGCACGATATTCAGGATTTGTTCGCTTTAATTCTCTCACGCGAGCATTCGCGCAAATGCGGCAGACGCGATCTCCGCGCTTCTGATTAACGAGATTCTCTCCGCTGAGGGGATGGCCTTTCGAACAATGTGTTTTCGCAGCGTTCCTTGCCGCGAATGTATCGCCACGCACCATGTTTTCACGATGCGTTACGGCTTCCAGGTGTTCTGGATTGACGCAACGGCGATTGCGGCAGAGATGGTCTATGTCGAAGTCAGGAGGAATCACCCCTTTGACGAGTTCATAGGCCAGCCGATGGGCCATCCGCATATCGCCAGCGGCATAACCAAATTGACCGTAGCCAGCCTTTATCGTCGCGCCAGTCCATAGCCAGCAACTATCAGTTTTTTGGACTTTGGCCCAGAAGCGCGCTTCCGGTGATTTCTTCGGCGGCCGTGGATATATCCCTTTCGGCATCACGCCTTCTCTTGGTAGGCGCAACAGCCGCCCGCTTCAACGCGCACCGTCTTCGCGCCCTTCGACGCGTTGCCGAGCATGATGAATTCTCGAATCACTTCAGGCTTGAAACAGTCCAAGGACTTCTGATACTCGCAGGTGCGACATTCGAAAGGCCCAGCAGAAGCAGGCGCATAGGCCGCGGCGAGACCCGCTGGCATTTTACGAAACCGCACTACGAACCTGCGCTCGGTGATTGGCCGCGCTCATGCGAGAGGGGCTCGAAGCGCGATTCATCCGCGTAGGCCATGCCGCCAGGATCAACCGAGGGCAAGCGATCCATCGTCGCTTTGTCGAGTGTGCCTTTGCCGGCGATCAACGCTTCGATCGCGTGAATGTCGCGCACATGCGTCACGACGCCGTGCAGTTTGTCGTCCGCGAGCATCGGCGCAATCTTCGGAATCAGCCGGCGCATGAAATCCGCAAAGCTCTCGCCGCCGGGGGCTTTCATGTCGGGATGCGCGACGAGCGTCTTGATGATCGGCAGGACTTTCTTCGTCGGCTGTCCAGCGAGTTTTCCGAGATCCCACGGACGCAAGGCGTGATGCAACGCGACTTTCAGTCCCGTGGTTTTGCTCACCGCGTGCGCGGTATCCGCAGCGCGAGAGAGATCCGACGAGTGCAGATCATGCAGCGGATAGCCTTTAACTTTCTCCGCGAGCCGCGCGGCGATCTGATGCCCTTCCGCTGAGAGCGGGACGTTTTTCCATCCGCGAATGCGATCTTTCTCAAGCGACGGATGATTTAATTCAGTCGGGCCATGCCGGAGTAAAAGCAACGCCATTGCTAGACTTGCTGCCCGAAGATCGGCGCCCCGCCGATGCCCACGCGGAATTCCGCCGCGACTTGGGCCGCAGTGAACGTCGCGCCCGCGAGCATAACGTTCGCCATCTGCCCTGGGAATTCATTGCTCGGGCCATTCAGCGCAGCGAACACTAAGCCGTTCGCATTCGAGATCGCATGACCCACGGGCGCCGTGGTCACGTTCACACCATCTTGGTAAATCGTGGAGACCTGGCCCACGTCATGCGTCCACGCGAAATGATGCCAAGTCGTCGTGTCCGTGATCGCCGTGGACGACTTCGCGACCGTGCCGGCCGCTCGCGCCAGCACGATTATTTTGTCGTCCGTGCCGAGTTGCACATTCATCGAACTGGCCGCGACCGCATCGATGAGTCCCACCGTCGCGCCGAGGCCAACCGCGCTGCGTTTCAACCAGAACGAGAGCGTGAAGACATCACCGAGATGGAAGGCGGCATTGTCCGGCACACTCGCGCGACCCGTCGCGCCATCGAACAGCACCGCCCAATCCTGATCCACCAGGACCACGGGTTGATTCAGCGTAAAGCCGCCCGCGATCGTGTCGGTATTGCCTTTCGTGGATTGATCAAAATCCGTCGTGCCGGTGGGCAGATCAAGGCGCCAGAAACCGGCGAGTGAGGGCCGGCTTGTGATCAGTTTGCGGTAGTAGGACTCATTCGTGCGCGAACTCGGCGCCCATTGGCCGTTCAGACTCGGGGCGACCCAGAGCGCATTCGCCATGCAACTACGCGCCGCCGCCCTGCTGCGAGATCGAGGCAAGCATGGTGCCGCCGCCCGAGATCCCCGAGGAAATGCGGACACGGACCCAGCGTTGCGAGGAATTGGCGAGACTGACTTGCGTCTGCGCGCCGCCGGTAAACGTGCTCGCGGCAATCGAGGCGATCGTGGCCCAGGTGCCCGAGTAAATCGTTTCGAGCGGTCCCCAATCGGCGCCTTCCACGAGCACGGTGCCGCTGGATGTCGTGCCGACGGAGCGCAGATACACCGTCGAGACGCCGAGGCCCGAGCAATCGATCGGCTGGCTCGTGCCGGTCGTGACGCCGGTCACGGTGCCGTCTGAATTTTCCGTCCCGAGCAGCAGAATCCGACGGGCCGCAGTGGCGGGCATCGGCTAGCTCGCGATCGTCGCGCTGACGGCATCCAGCTTCGCGCCGAGCGCATCGAGATCCGCCTGTGTCGCGACGGCCGGCGGCGCATTTTTCAGATCAGCAATCTGCTGCTTCAGGCCCTCGACACCGGTCGCGATCGCGTCGAGTTTGGTGTTCAAATCGGCAATCGTCATGAGCAGAATCTCCAAGAGCAAATCAATCCCGATGAGGGACGACGGTTTCTCGCGGTAGGCATCGTGTCGGGCGCGCCAGTCATCGAGCATGGCCTCAGGCGGCAGGGGGCGGGGCCGCGGGCGGGGGCGGCGCTTCGATGAGACTTTGGCACGAGGGGCATTGCGTGAACGGGACGGGGCCGGACGTGCCATGTAAGACACTCCATTGCGAGCCGGCGAGCGGCTTTCCACAATGCGGGCAGGTCGTCGGAGCGTAACTCGGCGCGGGAAACATGGGGGACGGGCGCGATTCTACGCCCGAAGTCCGCCGGGAGGCAACCTAAAAGCGCCGAATCGGGCTATTGGGCGACTATCGGCACCGGCTGAATCTTCTCGCGACTCGGCGCCGTGGGGCCATCTCCGCAGGCCGCGGTGAGCAATGCGAGGCAGGCGGCAGCAATCAGCAGTTTCATGCGACTTTGGGTTGCACGTTGGATGCCGCCAGGTGATGCGCGATCGTGTGCGGCTTGACGTGCAGGCGCCGCGCGATCTTCGCGACAGACTCGCCACGCGATCGGGCTTCGAGCACGACGGGCCAGACTTGCTGGAGCTTCCCATACATGCGACGCGGTGGTTTCGGCGCTCGCACTTCGAGCAAGCGATCGGCTTCGCGATCGAGTCGCGATTTTTTCTCGCGCACCGTGCTCGCATTGGGATACCGCACGATCGAGAAACCAGTTTCCCGCGCGAACACGATCGGCGGATTCGGCCAGATCCCGACGGCGCGTGTGAGCCGCATCAGTCATCCTCCCGCTCACGCAGTTGGCGGATCGTGGGTTCGACTTCGATTTCCATTGCGAGCACATCGATAGCGTTCGCAACTTGCTCCTGACCGGCGAGCCGATAGATCCCAACTTTCTCCAACAGCTTGCCGATAATTCTGCGCCGTTCGCGCTCCTGAATCAGCGCAATTTCCGAATTGTCCATATTGTCCTATGGCCTCTTTTCACTATGACGAGTTAACTAGTCATTTCCAGGAATTATTCTCGCGAAGGAAAATATAGGAAAAGTCTTGGAAATGACGGGTTAACTCGTCAGCCCGTCAAGTCGGCTTGTGACAGCAAATCTTTCGGCCTAAGCTTCGTCGTCACACCAAGATAGCGCCATCCGTAGGCGGTGTGTTTCTTGTCAAAACGTCTCGAAAGGAGCCGTCCGAAGGCTGTTTTCGTGAGTCGCTCACGCTCCGTCAGACCCTGGTCTTGTGCCCATGTCAAATATGACCGATACATCGCAACGGCGGGTGTATGACCCTCTGAGTCAGGTTCTGTCGCATCGGTCAGAAATTCAGCGATGGGATCTTCAGCGTCCCGATAGGCGTCCGTCGCGGTGAATACGGAGGCCGGCGGCGACAGTCCATCGCGCAACCAAGCGAGGCATCCAGCGACGGCCCAATTCAAAATTCCAGAGGCTTCAGCGATCAACTCATCCTTCAATCGAGAGTTCGCGCTCGAGCCGGCGAATGTGCGTTCGAACGGAATGATTCGCACGCGGCGCCAGAATCCGAAGGAGTCATCTTTCACGCGCGGCTGATGATTGACGCCGATCCAGATTTTTCCAGTCGGTGTGTATTCGAACGGATGACCGTATTTCCGTTGCGCGTTCATTTTCTCGCCGCCCGTGAAATTCTTGAGCGCCTGCTCGTTGAGGCGACTGTCTGATTTTGTTTCTGAGGCGAGAATGAGGCGGCGATGGGCGAGCTCGGCGAGGTCGAATCCTTGGTCTGCTGATTGATTGTTCGTCGTGAAGGTTTTCATGTCCGTCGTATAGGCGTAGTCGCCCCACACGGATTCCAGGGCACTCAGGAAGGTTGATTTCCCGTTACTCCCATGTCCGACGCACATAAAAAAACATTGCTCATTCATGTCGCCCGTCAGGCTGTAGCCGAGCGCTCGTTGAATGTAGGCGATCACATCGTGCTTGTCCTCGAAGACTTCCGACAGAAACTGCATCCACCGCGGGCATCGTTTATCGCCGTCGAAGCGTGTCGATGATTGGAATGTCAGGCGATCATCCCGACGACCTGGGCGCAAGTCTCCGCTTCTGAGGTCGATCACGCCATTCGGCACGGCGAAAATCATCGGGTTGTAATCCCATCGCTCTCCATCATCGGCGACTGGCTTGAGCGTCTTCGACATCGCAATAAAATTCTCCAATCCGCTGCGGCGCTCGAGTTTTAGCAGGTAGTCGGAGAGTCCATTGCGGCGTTCGCGGTCCTGAATCTTCGTCACGCATTCGATCTGCCAGGTTCTGACGTGATTGTGTGCAAGCCGATAAATCGCGGCGTCCGCATCGCTGCGCCAATAGTGCTCATCCCAGAGCAACCAGCGCTCCTGCTGATGGTCGAATCGCAGATCATCACCATGCCGTGAGACAAACGCTTCAGCCGCTCCGAGATCCGTCTGATTCCAGCGTGATGGGTCCGTCTCTGGGTCGAGCGGTTCTTGAATCGGCACCGTTCCGCCCTTCGGCACGACAAACGGTTGCTTCCCAGCGATTTCTTCGAGTTCTTCTCGGGAGTGTCCGGCCGCAAACCAATCAGACACGTCTTCTTTAGCGCGAAGCCCGATCAGACTGACCGTGACGACGGCGATCCGGGCGCGTTTCAAGCTTTGCTCGACGGCCTGCATGTGTTTCTTTCCAGGCGGATCATTATCTGGAAGCAGAATGGCTTTCTGCACGCCAAGGTCGCGTAGAACGATCGTGTCAGCGTCTTTCCATTTACCCGCGCCGCCGACATTGGTCGTGGCTGGAAGCCCGCGCGCCCACAAGGCATCGACATCTTTTTCGCCTTCGGCAACGTAGATCGTCGTATAGCCTTTCAAGTCATACAGGCGATACGGAATACGCGATACCCCTTTCATGTTCCACAACCAACGGCCGGCGCCATCGGGGCGACGTTGGCGAAAGTCCTTCGGCTCAAATCGCACGGCTTGATAGAGCACGGCGCCGTCGAGTGTTTTGTAGTCGTAGGTTGCGACGATGGAGGGCAAGGCGTCAGGCTTCGGCGTGAGCTGTGGGGCAGCGA